AGCAGTAAAAAAACAGCCATGAGTTGGTGCACTGCCGATCACCAGCAACAGTACAATTTAAGCAATTTGATCTTGGTGCTGGACCGTAAAAAACAAGCCTTGGCTGCAGACATATACTGTCGCAAAACAGTGGGCGAACGTGGACGCCATGAGAGTTTTTATGAAATTGTAAACATGAAAATTCAACCCAAAATAGACTTGTATAATTCTGTTGCCGCAGAATTAGAAAAATGTGTAAATCGGGCTAAATATCTACAGATTAAGGGATTCAATAATGAAACTGCAAGAACTAGCGGCTCCCAAGCCAAGTAAACAAATCGCCAAAGTATTCGAAAGTTACTTTGGTTCACGTATTCGTTTTGATCAATTGTCACGCAATCAAACTCGTGTGATGTTGAGCAAAGTACAAGGTGTGCTAAAAGAGCACCGTGGTACCACAGCCCGTCACCGCAGTGAAACCAATCCCAAGTATCTGCAACTGGTCATGATGGAACAGGCCCTGACTGCCCGACTAAAAGAAACCACCATGCCACCTGTGGCCGGTACTGCCGCCCCTACTGGCACCCCTGCTCCTGCTACTGGTGCTGTGGCCGCTGGCGGACAACCTGCTGTGGCCGGTGCGGTGGCAAAAGACCCCAAATTGGCTGCCGCACTCAAGAAGAGTGCTGCCGGTCAATCATTGAATCCCGAAGAACAAAAACTTGTGGCCGGTGCCGCAATGATGCAGGCCGAAAGTCGTTTGCGTCGTGCAATGAAGCGTCTCAATGAATCAGAAGTACAACAAGCTCAAGTTGTATTGGCCGCACAAGATATGGTTGACAAAATGCAAGGCATGTTGGAAGATGTCACAGAATTGCAATTCAAGGAATTACCTGCCTTGGTTGACTCAATCAAGAATCAAGTTGGTATTGATCAAGCCACACAATTCAATCAAGATGCCACTGCTGCCTTGGCTGGCCTGGTGCAGAATCTTCAAGGTGCCAAGCAACAACTTGACGCCGCGCTGAATGTGGTCACAGGACAAGCTCCTGCTGGCGCCGCAGCCGCTGGTGCTATGGGTGCTGACATTGCCGCCGGAGCAGGTGACATGGCTGCCGCTGGTGCTGACATGGCTGCCGCTGGTGACATGGGTGCTGACATGGGTGCTGATGCTGAACTAGATGCTGCCGCCGCCGAAGCCGGCGCTGAACCTCCTGCTGCCGCGCTGGGCCGCGCCAAGAGATAATGCGAATCTTTGAAGTTGATATGGGTATGGCACCGCCGCCAGACCCAGAGCAACTGGCAGGCCTGGTGCAGTTCCTTAATGGTCGTGCCGACAACACTCATGCTCGAAAAGAAATCAGCCAGGATGCGTTTATCAAACTGGCCAATGATTTGGACATCAATATCACTGCCCAAAACTTAGCCGATGTTGTGAGTCAAGAACCACTCAGCAATCTACTGGAACCCATGGATCCAAACACAGGTGTATTGATGTTCAAAGGTGCCGGCCAACCAGATACGGCCATGCCAGTAAACCGAGCCCAAGACATTGTGGCGTCAGCGGCCAAATCAGCCATGAATCGAGACCGAGGCGTCTAGTCAAACCTGTCAACCAAAGGTTGACACAAAACGTTAAATATAGTATACTACCACAACAGGAGGCGTATATGAAACAACTCGTTGCTTTGATTTTACTTGCTGGTTCCCTGTCAGCCCAGGCGCAACCCGGATTTAGGCACCATCATCATGGATACTATCCAGGACCCAATTACGGATGGGTGGCACCCACAATTATCGGTGGTGTGATTGGATATGAGATTGCTCGAAACTATCCACCGGTTATAGTACAACAGCCTGTGATAGTTCAGCCCACGCCTGTGCCTCCGGCCACTGTATACTATGGCCAAACACAAACCTGTACGGAATGGGTAGAGGTACAACAACCGGATGGAACCGTCACTAGAACAAGGACCTGCAGACAATGAAACTACGTGAACTAAGACAAAAATTATATCGGGCTATCTTTAAGCACGACAGTGCTAAAGAGAAAAAAGTTTGGTTCAAGATTCTTAAAAAATCTACCAAGCACAAACACACAGAAGACATACGCTAATGGCCTATTCAGACCGAGTGATTGATCATTATGAAAATCCACGCAATGTGGGCAAGTTTGAAATTGACGACTCTATCGGCACCGGCATGGTAGGAGCACCTGCCTGCGGAGACGTGATGAAACTACAAATAAAAGTACAAGACGGGATCATAACAGATGCAAGATTCAAAACATACGGTTGTGGGTCGGCCATTGCCAGCAGTAGCCTCGTTACAGAATGGGTCAAAGGTCGAACACTTGAGGAAGCAGGATCCATACGCAATAGCCAGATTGCTGAAGAACTTGCTCTCCCCCCAGTCAAAATCCACTGCTCCATCCTGGCCGAAGACGCCATCAAGGCCGCAGTAGCAGATTATCGCAAGAAGCATGGTTAATGCATTATAATCGAAATTCCAATAGTTCAGTTTTAATAATGTACCCACCTGGGGCTGGTGGGAAGTTCTTAACAAATTGTTTAGCATTAAGTAACCAGGCATATTTACAACATAAAGACTTAATTAGACAACAACTGGACGGCAATCTATCACCAGTTGATAAATTAAATTATTTAGAATCTGTACTAAATTTACATGCTATCACTAAGTCGTGGAACGATTTTGACGTAGGGGAGAGACAAATGTATTTTGGAAATAGATGGTCTGGTCCAGATCCAACTCCTGAAATAGTGGCTGTAAGCAACGGGCCAGGATTATTTTTTCATGGCTGCCATGACATGGAAGTCTACCAGGAATCAAATGTATTGTGGCCAAACTCAAAAAAAATTTACTTTACCAATACTAAAAACTTTATTGCCTGGCGAAGATTCGGACACTTTAAAAATAGAGTATCATTTAGTCAAACAGATACAGACTTTTTTTTATCGATGCCTGATATAATATTGTGGGATACAGATAACTTTTTGGATCATAACAAGTTCATTGAAAATCTTAAACTGTTATACAATACGTTATGTCTTGATGATTTTGATGAAGAATTAAATTCTAGATTTTATAAAATATATATAAAAACTTTAGAAAAATTAAAAAAATGATCTTGCTAACTGATGCCGCACGAAACAAAATACAAAAACTAGTCACAGCCAAAAACTACGCTGGTATTCGTCTTGGAGTTAAAACTACCGGTTGCTCTGGACTGGCTTATGTGTTAGAATACGTTAAAGAATACCAGCCCGAACCCTATGTGACCAACTACGCACAGCCTGAATTTGTGGTGCTAGTAAATCACAAAGATGATGTGTATCTCAATGGTACACAGATAGACTATGTGCGTCAAGGTCTTAACGAAGGCTTTGAATTTACCAACCCTAATGTCCGTGATAAATGCGGATGTGGTGAAAGTTTTAGAGTTTAATTTGTACAATCCAAAATTTGATTATCAACCCATACCCAGGGTCACAATAGAGGGCAAGCGTTACTACGCCACCCCAGATGGCAACAATTTACCGTCAGTGACCACAATCCTGGACCGAACCAAACCCCCGGAAAAAGTCGAAGCCTTGAACCAATGGCGTCGGCGTGTGGGCGCAGAAAAAGCACAACAGATCACAACTGAAGCCGCCAATCGTGGCACACGTATGCACACATACCTTGAGCACTATGTCAAAACAGGCGAACGTAAAGAGCGTGGGTCTAATCCTTTTTCGTGGCCCAGTCATGCCATGGCGGATGTAGTAATTGATCAAGGTCTTAATAACGTGAGTGAATTTTGGGGTATTGAAGTGCCTTTATATTTCCCCAGCGTATACGCAGGTACCACAGACGGTGCGGGCATACATCTAAATGAAGAAGCCATTTTAGACTATAAACAAACTAACAAACCCAAAAAACGTGAGTGGATTGATGATTACTTTGTACAACTGTGCGCCTATGCAGAAGCACATAACGAATTACATGGTACAAAAATACGTAAAGGTGTTATTTTGATGTGTGTTAAACCTGACTTGGACGAGCAACACAATATCATAGGAAAACCAGTATACCAGGAATTTGTGCTAGAAGGCGCAGAATATAACCGTTATCGGGATCTATGGTGGAAAAAGGTTGAACAGTACTACATGCTAAATATGTAATATCGCAAGGACTATTACTGTGGCAATTGTACAAATCTCAAGAATAACTCAACGCAAGGGTCTAGCACAAGACTTGCCCAGCCCATTGGCCGGGGCAGAACTGGGCTGGGCAACAGACACTCGCCAATTGTTCATTGGCAACGGCACACTAGCCGATGGTGCTCCTGTTGTGGGCAACACTGAAATACTAACTGAATTCAGCGACGTTTTGGCTGCCGCTACAGCATACACATACCAAGGTCAGTCAGCAGGCTATGTGGTACAAACTGGCACCAGCGCCAGCACTCCTGTGAGTCAGAGTTTACAATCAAGGCTTGATAGTTATGTGGTTATCACAGACTTTGGTGCCACAGGAGATGGTGTTACAGACGTTACGGCCAATATCAATAACGCATTGTATCAATTGTATTGTCGCGAAGTCAATCCCCAGATACGTAGAGGTTTGTATTTTCCTGCTGGAACTTACATAATCAGCGACACACTTAACATACCACCTTACTGCTATTTGTATGGCGATGGCCCAGAAAGCACTAACATATCTTTTTATGTTTCAACATGGACCAATACTGTGACTTATGCCAGTGGTGTGTTGGTAAAGAACAGCAGTAGTTATTATCGAAGCGCGGCCTCTGTACCAATAGGCATTGCTATTACTAATACTGCTTACTGGACTGCTACCACTTTGCCTAGTTATATTTTCAGAACTGCCGATAGTTTACAACAAACTGGAGACAACATTGCCACCAATGGTGCATTGCCACCGGGCAAATTTGAAATATCTCGCATGAATTTTACAACCAACATGACACATGATGGTTGCTATATTGAAGCCGCACAAGATTGCTCATTTGAAAGTGTAAACATCACCGGACCGGAAACCACTGCCACACTGACCACTGCTGGTAGCAACACCGCCTGTGTGCGATGGAATACCACTCCTGGGCATGTGTGTAGCAACATAGAATGGAATCATGCCAGTCTCTCGGGCATGGTCTGGGGAACCAATACAGATGAACAAATCGAAGGAGTTACATTCAGTAACTGTTCATTTGATACACTGTATCAAGGAGTATACCTAGGTAACACATCAGCGCCAGCAGTGGGTCCAACTGGATTTCGCATAGTACAAAACAATTTTGACAACATATATGCAGAAGGCATAGTAATTGTGAATGTTGGACTCAACTGTTCGGCCTACAATGTATTTTATGATGTGGGCAATCACTTTAATGGTACCACACTACCTTCAACTCCAGTGATTGACATTGATGGCCTCAACAATGCCAGTGTTGGTGATATGTTTGAACGTACCACACAATTCTCATCAGGCGCAACACCAAGAATCAAACTCAGTACCACATACAACAACAACAATAGTGTGGCATTAGGTATGAATGTGAGCAACATCACATTCTATCAAAACAACAGCGCCGGAGCAACTCCTTACAACTATGCCAACCAATTGAGTCTGGGAAGATACCAACGAATGGCGGGGATCACCGACACCTTGGCTGACAATGTGAGCAGTGCCCGAACTCTGTTGACGTTTGATGCCACCTATATTCGAGCGGTACAAATCAACTACAGCATTGTGCGAGGAACTGCTGTTAGAACCGGAACATATACTATTGTGTGTGGCACAGATGCCGCTGGAACCAATCTACAAGGCAGTGACTCTGGAGTACAAAATTCTGCACCCGGTCAAACATTTAGTGTGAGTGAAGCGGCTAGTGTGGTCAGTTGGAAGTATGTGACAACCAGCACTGGCACTGCTGGAACCATTTATTATTCAGTTACAAAACTAGCCTAATGTGGCCCAGAACTTTTGCCGAACGACTTGAGAGTTGGGCACAACTCCGTACTCAAGCCTCCACTGCTGATGTGGAAACCGCACTACATGCCATCAATGCTTGGTGGTTTCAAACTCCCTGGCGAGCATATCATTTGCACTGGGATGATCGAGCCGTCTGGCCAGATCCTTGGCAACTTTTGAGCGATGATCTCTATTGTCCTCTTGCTCGCGGGCTAGGAATCCTGTATACTATAACTATGCTAGATCGACCAGATCTGCAGGATGCTGTGTTGATTGAGGTAGATAGCGACAATTTAGTCCTAGTGAATAAAAAGAAATATATACTGAATTGGGATCCGGAGCAGATGTTAAATATCACTCTAGGGCATTTCAAAACCCACCACAGCATAACGCAAGAACAAATACAACAACAAATTAGGTAACAATGAAGCAAATCACAGTACAAAAACGCAGTGGCAGTCGCGAACCACTAGCGTTGGAGAAATGGCAAGCGCAAATCGCAAAGGTTTGTGCAGGTATAGCAGATGTCAGTCAAAGCATGATTGAGATCAAGGCCCAACTACACTTTTACGACGGTATCACAACAAACGAAATTGATGGTATCACACTCCGAGCCATAGTGGATCTAATTGATGTGGAATCAAATCCTGATGTTGGACACACCAACTATCAATATGTGGCAGGCAAGCAACGATTATCAATGTTGCGTAAGGATGTGTATGGCTCTTACGATCCTCCTCACTTGTTGGAGATTGTAAAGCGGAATGTGGCCACTGGCTTGTACACACCTGAACTGTTGGAATGGTATTCAGAAGAAGACTGGAACCGCATGAACGACATGATCGATCATGTGAAAGACGAACAGTATTCTTATGCGGCTGTGGAACAGTTGATTGAGAAGTATCTTGTTCGCAATAGATCTACAAAGGAAATATATGAGACTCCCCAAGTGCGTTACATGGTGGCCGCCGCTACAGTGTTTCATCGTGAAGAACCTAATACGGCTCGCATGCGTTACATCAAAGAATACTACAACGCCGCTAGCGATGGCCTGTTTACTCTTGCCACTCCAGTGCTTGCTGGTCTGGGCACTCCTACCAAGCAGTTCAGCAGTTGTGTGCTCATTCGTTCTGATGATGACCTGGACAGTATATTTGCTAGTGGTGAGATGATGGCCAAGTATGCCAGCAAACGTGCTGGCATTGGTTTGGAAATTGGTCGACTACGCCCCCTAGGCTCACCCATACGCGGTGGTGAAATCATGCACACTGGCATGATACCATTTTTAAAGAAATGGTTTGGAGATTTAAGAAGTTGCTCACAAGGAGGTATCCGCAATGCAAGTGCTACTGTATTCTATCCAATTTGGCATCATCAGTTTGATGATCTTATCGTTCTTAAGAACAACCAAGGCACAGAAGAAACCCGTGTCAGGCACATGGACTATGGGGTTGTTCTTTCCGCATTTTTCTGGAGACGATTTAAAAACCGAGAAAACATAACTTTCTTTGATCCCAACGAAGTGCCCGACTTGTACGAAGCGTTCTATGCCAACACCGAACGTTTTGAAAAACTTTATGTGCGTTATGAAGCACGAACTGATCTCCGCAAAAAGACTATGTCTGCTGAAGAAGTGTTCAAATCAGGTATACTTAAGGAGCGAACAGACACTGGTCGCATTTATCTAGTGTTCATTGACAATGTTCAGAATCAAGGACCCTTTGATACCGAATATCACACCATTTACCAGAGTAACCTTTGCTGTGAAATCTTACTTCCTACGAAACCTTTCAAACGCTTGGACGATGCCGAAGGCCGAATCGCTTTATGTACTCTTGGATCGATCAACTGGGGTGCGTTTCGCAATCCTGAAGACATGCGTCGTGCTTGCAGAATTCTGCAACGCTCGTTGTGTAACATTCTCGACTACCAGGACTTCTTATCAATCCAGAGCCAACTCTCAAACGATGAGATCCAGCCCCTGGGTATTGGAATCACCAACCTTGCCTACTGGCATGCCAAACGAGGCATGCAGTACGGAGAAAAAGATGCCTTGCATGAAGTCAAGACGTGGATGGAACATCAGGCCTACTACTTGACAGAAGCCACAGTGGAACTGGCCAAAGAACGTGGTCGTTGTGTAGACAGCGACCGCACCTGGTACGGTCGTGGTATCTTTCCTTGGGAACGTCGTGCCAAGGGCGTAAATGAATTAACAGACTTCTCTCCTGAACTGAACTGGGAAGGCCTACGTGCTGAGATGCGTAGTTATGGAGTACGAAATGCCACATTGATGGCCATTGCTCCTGTCGAATCGTCCAGTGTGGTGATTAATTCAACTAATGGCATTGAAATGCCCATGAGCCTGATCTCAGTGAAAGAATCCAAAGCAGGAAGTCTTACACAGGTTGTACCTGAGTATCACAAACTCAAGAATCGGTATCAAATGATGTGGGCACAGAAAGACTGTGATGGTTACTTGAAGACAGCGGCTGTGTTGGCAGCCTATGTTGATCAAAGCATCAGCACCAACACATTCTACAATCCTGCACACTTTGCTGATCGTAAAGTACCAACTACCCTGATTGCCAAAAATCTCATGCAGGCACACTACTGGGGCCTGAAAACATTCTACTACAGCCTGATCAACAAACAAGGTAGCAAACAAGTAGACGAAGTGGCACCACTAGAGATTATTGACTTTGATCTTGAAGGTGAAGACTGCGAGGCCTGCAAGTTATGAACAGCGTGGAAAGAATTTGGGCTAGAGCCACAGGACATCTAATGGGCGAAAGTGACCATGACCGTCCTGATGTGCCTATCCTGACCTTGCGAGAAGCACGTCTTGCATTGTTCCTCAAAACCTTTTGGGTAGCAATACATGTGATAACCTGCTGTTTCATTATTGCAGGCGTGGTAAGACACTGGAACAATTAGCATGTTAGAAACCTGTTGTGATATATTAGTAGATGCGTACAAACGCAATTGGATAACCAGTAGAGATGGCAATATCTCTATTCGTCATCACGACCGTGATCACTTTTACATCACACCATCTGGTGTGCGTAAACAAACACTGCAACCTGATCAATTTAAAAAGATCAAAATAACTGACAGTATCAGTGCTACTCCGCCTTTCTTAACTAAATCTTGGACGGAAGAATATTACACTGACATCAGTAGCAATCTAAAGCCAAGTGGGGAAATTCCTTTACATTTTGGACTACAACGAGAAATGGGACAGCATGCAGGTGAAGTTCGTGTGGTAGTACACGTTCATCCCACTTACTGTATTGCGGCCATGCATGCCGGCATCGATTTAAGCACAGTCAGCAATGCATTTCCTGAACTAAACCGTTACACACGAGTGGCACCCAATGTAGGAGATGTGAAACCAATCAGCCAAGAACTTGCTGACCAGTGTCACTATAGATTAGAATTGGATGATCGTGGTAACATTGCTTACGATATTGTGGGTATCAAGGGACATGGGGTTGTGGCAATTGATGTCACACCATGGCGTGCCTATGAGCACATAGAGAGATTAGAACATATTTGCAAGATAGTACT